CGTGCCCAGCGCATCGCCAACCACATGTCCTACCAGATCCTCGAAGAGGATACCTCCTGGGAAGAGAACCATGACAAAGCCCTCCTCATCCAGTGCCTCATCGGGTGCGTCTTCAAGAAGACCTACTTCGATCCTGTTAACTGCCATAACGTTAGTGAGTGTATCTCTCCTCGCGACCTTATTGTTTCCTACTATGCGTCGTCAATCGAAGATGCCGCACGGGTTACGCAGATCATCTATCTGTCATCCAACGACTGCTACGAGCGAGTCCAGAGGGGCATCTTCTGCGAAATGGAAGAGGGCGCACCCAAGCCAGAACCGCAGCTAAGCTACCAGTTCCAGGAGCTTGCCAACGAGCGCCAGGGCATAGTCCAGCAACCAGGGGACCACCAAGCCCCCTACGAGTGCCTTGAACAGCACACCTTCCTTGACCTCGACAGCGACGGCTACGCTGAACCTGTCACTGTCACTGTCCGCTACGACACCCGTCAGGTCCTGCGCATCGTAGCCCGCTTCACCCGCAACGATGTCACCTACTCCCATCGTGGCAAGATCATCCGCATCGAGCCCGTAGTTGCCTATACCAAGTACCCATTCATCCCTTCCCCAGATGGGGGCTTCTATGATCTCGGATTCGGTGCACTACTTGGCCCCATCAATGAAACCATTGATAGCGCAATTAATCAGCTACTCGACGCTGGCACGCTTGCAAATGCGGGCGGAGGGTTTCTCGGTAGAGGGTTCCGCAATAAGAAGGGTGAGCTACGCGTCCGACCTGGAGAATGGCACACTGTTGATTGTAGTGGAGACGATCTGCGGAAATCAGTACTTCCTCTTCCCGCACCGCAACCTAGCGAAGTCCTATTCCGTCTGCTCGGCACTCTGATCGAGTACGGCGAATCCATCGCCGGTTCCACTGATATGACCCAGGGCAAGAACCCCGGCCAGAACACGCCAGCCGAAACCAGCCGTGCCATGGTCGAACAGGGCATGCAGGTATTCAATGGTATCTACAAGCGTACCCACAGGGCCTTCACCCAGGAGCTACGCAAGCTCTACCGTCTCAACTGCATCTTCATAACCGACGACGCCCCCTACTTTGTCTCTACCCGCCACGTCTATTCCAAGTCGATGGCCAAAGACTATCAGCAGGCCGAGATGGTTATCAATGCCGCGTCCGACCCATTCTATATGTCAGACGCCCAACGCTACAACCAAGCCACGGCCCTGCACTCAGCTTCCCTTTCAGCCCCTGGCTACGACCTCTATGAAGTAAACAAGTACCTTCTTCAAGCTCTCAAGATCCCTCACATCGACAGGTTCCTCCCTGATCCTAAAGGTCCGTTCGCCATCCCTGCGCGCCCAGACCCCAAGATGCAGATCGAGCAGATGAAAGAGCAGGGTCGTGCTGCCAAGGAACAACTCACCTTCAAGCTCAAGATGCTCGAACTTGCCAACAAGGCGGAACTCATCACCGCCCAGATCTCTGAACTCAATGCCCGTGCAGAGTTCGAGAAGGCCCAGGCTGGTGGCGTAGCCGATGGCCACAAGATAGCTCTGATCGAAGCCCAGATCGGCGCAGCCAAGATGAAACAGGAAGGTCTCATAGAGGTTATCAAGTTGATGCACCAGACGATGGGAGATAAGGATGATGGAGTATCCAGTGACGCAGGTGGAAGTACAGGCATGGCGGGAGGACCCGGTAACCAGAGCATTACTATCAATGCTCCATCGCAGGCAGGAGGAACTGGTGGAGGACTGGGTCAAGGGCAAGCTCCTAAGTGACAACCCTCATGTAACCCAGGCTGTCAACGCCAAAGCGGTCGGCGCATGGCAAGCCTACGAAGAGGTACTGACCGCAACCGAAGAGGATATGAACTCATGAACTGGCAACCAACAGGCAGCAAGATCATGGTCGAAGTCGAGAAGGTCGAGCGCCGCACCCAGAGCGGCCTCTACATCCCAGACCAAGTGGCCGACAGGCAGGACATGTCCCAGATGACCGGGACCGTAGTAGCCATGGGACCACTGGCCTTCCACGACCAGCCCATCCCATGGTGCACCGTAGGTGACCGCGTAAAGTTTTCCAAGTACGCAGGCTACCTCCACAAGGAAGCAGACATCGACTATCGGGTCTTCAGTGACCTGGACATTATCATGGTGGAGAGGAATGATGAGTGAAGAACAGGAAGTTCAAACCCCAGAGGTAGCCCCCGAGATCCTCACTGAGGCTCACGAAGGTGGCTGGGTTCCCCAGGACCAGTGGCGTGGCCCACCCGAACAGTGGATCGACGCCGAGAAGTTCGTCAACAAGGGTCGTCAGATCCAGGTAGTCCTCAACAAGAAACTTGCCGTCGAACGGGAAGCCTCCCGCAAACAGGCCGCCGAAATAGCCGAACTACGCCAGACCGTAAGTGGCCTAGCCGACTACCGGGCCAAACTGGAGAAGACCATCTACGAGCAGGCCATGAAGGATCTCAAGGCCAACCTCCGACAAGCCCGTGAAGTAGGCGATATGGAAACCGCTGCAGCCCTCGAAGAGCAGGTTGACGATCTCAAGTCTAACCCTCCCAAGGTCGAACAGCAGGCTGCAACCCAGCCAGCCCCAGCCGGTATGCACCCTGACGTAGCTGCCTGGATGTCTGCCAACCCCTGGTACGATGAGGCCAAGAACCCCGAGATGTCCGAGTACGCCAACGGCGTCACCATGACAGCACTCAATCAGGCAAAGGCCAAAGGGGTCCAGGTCAACCTCCCTGACCTCCTTGCAGGCGTCACAGCCAAGGTAAAGAAGATGTTCCCCGAAAAGTTCAGCACCGGAGCACCCTCTTCCATGTTCGAAGGCGGCGGCAGAGGAAACTCCCCAGCCGGAGTCGGCGGCGGCAAAACCTTTGCCTCCCTCCCTCCTGACGCCAAGAAAGAGTTCGACCGCTTCTGGAAGTCCGACTTCTACCGAGGTATGACCAAGGAAGCTGCCCAGTCCGAGTACCACAAAGTCTACACAGAGGGTTAAATCATGGTTGCGAAACTTATTGACGAATCTCAGGTCCTAGTCCACAATACCGACACAGCGCCTGCTACTCCTTCCCCGGAGCCACTGGTACGGACAACCATAGAGCGTCCTACTGGCCTTGTGCGGAAGCGTATGACATTCAACTCCTCAAAGCTGGGAGTTGACGTAAGCAGGCTTCAAGAAGCAGGTTGGCATTGCCACTGGGCTAACGACGACAAGAATCGTATCTCAGACATGCTCGACATAGGCTATCTATTCGTAGAACTCCACGAGGTAGGACCTGGAGGCGTCAGCATGGGGTCACCCAGCGCCGACTCCAGCAACAGGGTTTCCCGGCGAGTTGGCACGAACGAAGATGGTTCCGCTATGCTGGCGTACCTCATGAAGACCTCTAACGAGTTCCATGCAGAGAACAACGCCTTCAACCAGCTACCATGTGATCGCATCGATGCCCAGATCAAGTCGGGTGCAGTAAGACAAGCTGACGGCAGCGGAGAGGCAAGTGCGACCGCAGGAGTTGATCCTGAATCCCAGTCCCACTTCTATCGCCACGTCAACCTCACTCGTTCTCGATAACGGAGCATTGAAATGGCAAACCCGAACGCCCCACACGGCCTTCAGCCGGTGCAGACGGGGGATGGAAACCCATGGACTGGTAAGGGCAACCTTTACTACATCCCCGCTGCAGATGCCTTCGCCTACTACATTGGCGACGTCGTCCAGTTGAGCAACGTTGGCTCTGACGCCAATGGTGTTCCTTCCATCACTGGCTACACCATCGGCACCCCAGTCACCTCGACTCTCGCAGTCGGTGTGATTGTCGGCTTCCAGGTCGCCCCTATCGGTGTCAACGCCGGAGGTATGGTTCCCAGCAACAACGTGAACCTGAACATCTCCTACGTCCCAGCCACCAAGGCCGTAGCCTACTACGCCATCGTTGCAGACGATCCAGGTCTGGTCTTCGAGATCCAGTACAACAACAGTACTACCCTCACCCCAGCTACCACCGTCAACTTCAACGTAGGCTTCACTCCTACAGCCCCAGGTACCGTCACTGGTCCTGTCTCGGGCACCGTAGGTTCGGGTCTTGCCACCACAGCCGGTCTGCCACTGAAAGTCATTGGCCTTCCATATCGTCCCAACGTGGACTTCACCGCAAACACCCCGTTGCTCGTGCGCTGGAATAACCACCAGTACAACGTCGGCTCGACGGTCGGCGTCTAATCTAGGAGACATATCATGGCAATTGGCGGCGTAATCACCACAGGCGCACATCCCAAGGCCCTCTGGCCAGGGATCAAGGCTTGGTGGGGCCGGACCTACGCAGAGCATAAGGAAGAGTGGCCCATGCTGTTCCAGCAGGACACTTCCCATATGAACTTCGAGGAAGACGTCCAGATCACAGGCTTCGGACTCGCGTCCACCAAGCCTGAAGGTGCTGGTACTGTCTACACCTCCGAACTGCAAGGTCCTATCAGCCGGTATGTCCATCTGGCCTACAGCCTCGGCTATATCGTTACCCAGGAAGAACTCGAAGACAATCTCTACGAAAAGGTAAGCAAGCGCCGCAGTGGTTCGCTGGCCTTCAGCTTCCGCCAGACCAAAGAGAACGTCGGTGCCAACGTCTACAACCGGGGCTTCAACTCCGGCTTCGTCGGCGGTGACCTCGTGTCCCTCCTCAACGTGGCTCACCCCAATACCTCTGGTGGCACTTGGTCCAACATGCTCTCAGTCGGCGCAGACCTCAGCGAAGCCAGCATGGAAGACCTCATCATCCAGATCATGGGCACCACAGATGACGTAGGCAACCTGATCAACATCATGCCTCAGGCTCTGATCATTCCTCGCCAGGAATGGTTCAATGCCAACCGCCTGATGAAGTCAGTCTTCCAGCCCGGTACTGCCAACAACGACATCAACGTCATCAAGGCAACAGGGACCATCCCAGGTGGTATCGTTCTCAACCACTACCTGACAGCCCCTCATGCATGGTTCATCCGCACGAACTGTCCTGACGGCATGAAGATGTACCATCGTGTCGCCATCACGTTCGAGCAGGACAATGACTTCGACACCGGCAATGCCAAGGCCAAGTCCCGTGAGCGCTACAGCTTCGGCTGGACCGATCCACGTGGCCTCTTCGGTAGCAACGGGCCATAAGGGGAAGCAGTATGCCTCTGAAGTCAGGGAAGTCCAAGAAGGTGGTAAGTAGCAACATCAGCGAGTTCCATACTGGCAAGACCTACGCAGCGACGAAGGCCAAGTTCGGTAAGAAGAAAGCGGACAAGCAGGCTGTTGCTGTTGCCATGTCCAAGGCACGCAAGAGCGGGAGGGGAAGATGAAAGGCAAGCAGGTAGAGAGTGGACCCGAGGGTCTTCCCTACAAAATGGAGATCCAGAAGAATGGCTTGACACTTCCTGGACTCCCCAAGGGTGTACCCAGCAACCCTAATCCACACACTCATACGGACCCTGGCCTGGGTGCCAAGACCCTTCCCCACCCCTTCAAAGGTGGGAAGCCTACTATCTAAGGAGTAGATCATGGCAGGCGCAGTTGCTATTGCATCTCCAGTCCCGGTTCGCAACCCTGAGGGTGCAACTACCGACTGGCCTTTCCAGCCCCTTGCGGACTGTGGTAACGGGAATCCGTTCTTCTACCATTCGTTCGGGGACGACTTCGACCCCTACCGTGCCACTGACTACACCGTAACGACCTCGGGTACTGGTGCCACTGTTGCCGCAACCTCGGGTGACGGTGGTCTCCTGCTGTTCACTGCAGGCACCACTGCAGGCAATGCCTCGATCCAGCACCCATCGGGCAACCAGTCCTTCACCCTCAATAGCACTCCCAAGAAGGTCTTCTTCGAGTCACGGCAGCAACTTGCCAACGTGAGTGACGCTGGCATCTCGGTGATCGCAGGCCTGATCCAGTCCACTGCCACCCCAGGCACTGTGACTGATGGCGTCTACCTCAAGTTTGTCAACGGCACGATGACCATCAACAGCGTCGTAGGTTCTGTCACCACCTCGGCGACTATCCCGACCGCTGCCTTCAACATCACTCCCAACACCAACTGGGACTGGGCCTTCTACATCACCCGCACAGGTGACATCCTGGCCTACGTCGACACCCAACTGGTTGGCTACATGCAGCAGTCGCAGATCAACACGCCCAACAACCCACAGAACGCTGGTGCTGTAGCCCGTATCACTGCACCTACCCTCACGGCTGTTGTCCTGACGCCCACTATCGGCATCGTCCAGACAGGTACCAATGCTGGCCGCACCATGACTGTGGACTTCTTCCAGGCCCAAAAGGAGCGTTAAGATGGCCTTCGCCCTCGCTACACAGATCCTCAACGATGGTCCCCGGAACACTGTTGCCAAAGTCACAGGCGATATGGCTCCGGCTTCCTATCCAACTGGTGTAGTGATCTTGGACCCATCCCTTCTCACCGGGATGAACCCAGGAATGTCAGGGACCTCTACTGCTACTCTCCTGCGGCTTGATCACGTAGACTACTCCATCGGTGACGGTACTATCGTCCAGCTTATCTGGGACGCCACTACCCCCGTCGTCATCGCAGAACTCTACGGTCGTGGCAAGCTGGAGTCCAAGATGTTTGGTGGCTACCAGAACAATGCCGGAGCCGGAGTAACAGGCAAGATCCTTCTGACAGCTATCGCCTCGGGCGCAGTCACTCCAACAGAAGCCTCGATCTTCCTCCTCCTGGCTACCGTCAAGTACCGCTCGATCACCATTGGAGGTGCATGATGGCCAAAGCCAAGCCTACAGAACGCCCACAAGATTGCATCTATCGGGTAGGTGATCAGGTCAGCTATCAAGGTATCCCGGTCAAGGTTATCGAGATTCTGGACAATGGTCACATTCGTTGCTGGAGCCCTACCATGCAACTCTACGTGAGCGACGCTGCCTTGCTGGAGAAAGTCCGTGGCGAGTGATCTCCAGGTAGCTTATGCATTCGCTACCCCATCAGCCAGTGGAAGCAACGTCATAGTTGCAGCCCAGGCAGGGCAGCGCATCATCGTCCTGCAATGCTGCGTCATTACCAGTGCGGCCAACAATGTAAAGTTCCAGTCGAACGGAAGCACCGACATCAGTGCCCTGTTTCCTCTGGCCGTTAATGGGGGCTTTGTCATGCCCTATAGCCAGTTGGGCTGGATGCAGACCAACATTGGTGAGTCTCTCACCGTCAACCTTAGTGCCGCCCAACCGACTGCTGTGCAGGTTGTGTGGTGTCCACGTAGTGTATAGGAGTAAATCATGGCAACCTACACAATCGCTAAAGATAACGTCTCACTCAGCACAGCAGCGGATACCGTAACCCTGCTTCCTGCTGCCGCTCACCCTATCCAGATCATTGAAATCTCAATCTCTGGCATGGGTACAGCTTCAGCCGCCAACTCGGTCGGTGTCTACAGATCGACTGCGGGCACTACAGGCGCAAGTGGTCTTACTCCAACTCCTGTTGGTCGGTATAGTTCCACTAACCCTCCTGTCGCCAACACCGTTGTGTGGACAGCGTGGACTACCCAACCTACCCTTGGTGGCCTGATTCTCCTGCTGGGTGTGAACTCCAACGGTGGCATCTACCGCTGGGTTGCCCGCCCAGGTGAGGAAATCATCGTAGCCAACACCGATGAACTTAGCCTTCGGGCAGTGACAGGTTCAGGTTCTATCTCCTGGCACCTTGTGTTTGCTGAAGACTGCTTCTAATCCAGCCCTCCCATGAGGTACCGCAATGACCGTCATTATCCTGACGAGTGGTACCTCGTGGACCGTTCCTGGCGACTGGACAAACACCAACCAGGAAGAGACCTGGGGTGGTGGTGGCGGTAGCGGCGGCGTACAGCAATCCTCAGTAACCAACCCAGGTGGTGGTGGGTCTGGTGGCTATTCCTCTGTCAGCAATCTCACGGGCCTCTCTGGCTCACTCACTATCCAGGTCGGTGCTGCCGGTACGGCAGGCAACTCTACTACGCCCTCTGCGGGTGGTGCTGGTGGTGTCACGTGGTTCAATGGTGCCAATCAGGCGGGTAGCTCAGTCTCCTCTAATGGTGGTGGGGGTGGCGCAGCTGGAGGCACAGGCACGGCAGGCACAGGTGCGTCCACCACAGGCGCAACAGGAACCACCAAGACAGCAGGCAGTGCAGGCGGTGCGGGTACTG